CAGCCAGAAAGAATAATACACTTGCAATTGTAAAATTGTTACGCATTGTTTATTAATATACACCATTTACACTAGATTGTCAAGCGTGGAATAATCAGCATATGTAATATTTGTTCTCTCATTCCAATCTTCTATTGGACCGTTTACTTTATCACGGCCGTCATTAAATCTATTGATTTTTATGAATTTTATGTTAGGAAACCAATCTGCCAATGTATACCATTGTTTAATCCAGTTTACAGCAGGTGTAGGACCATTCTCTGGTGCTACATAATTTTTGGTACCTTTGTATAAATTGTTTACTTTATCTGTCGCACTATATAAATCGTGACCTATCATATAAACCTCATCTGGTTTTTCATTTAATACTGCTACATAACCTGCACTAGCACCACAAGCCCAACCATAATCACCTGTCTTTTGACCAGGATAAGGTTCTAAATCTGCAATACTATGAGAATAATCTGGTTTTTTAATCCATGATACTTTAATAGTAGCATGATTTATCTCTTTTTTTTGTAATTTAATTTTATTTTTAGTAAATTTGTTTGGTTCTTTTTTTATTAATTTAACAATGCCTGTCAATTTAGAACCATGCATTACATATTCTTGACTATCACCTTGACCATTACTAATTAAAACTTTATCTAATACCTCTTTAGCCTCTTCTAAATTTGTAATACCACCCATTAACATAGATTCATATGTCATAGCAGGCACTTTAGTCCAATCTCTAAAATAACATGGTATTTTTTGTGCTATGCCAGCATGATATATTTCATGCATAATACCATGGTCAACAGCAGTAAGAACATCTGGCATAAAATCTCTATAGATTGCATTACAACCATATATTTTACCATGTGGTCTTAACTTTTCTAGGTCAAAACCTTTTCTACTCTCACCATTACCAATACAAAAAACTCTTCTAGCCATAATAGTAATTAATAATACCTAATGTATAGATAGCAAGTGATATAGAATTTAAAACAATTAATGCTCTATCATGCCATAACATACCTACAACTAACCAACCTATAAAACCTACATTAGCAATAAACAAGTTAATAGGAAATATCTCTATAGCAGTAAACATCATAGCAATAATTAAAGTAATACTACTAAACCATTTTATATACCATGATAAGTCATATCTTGGTGTAATCTTTTTAATTACTCTACTACTATTCAACTTTGCTATCTTCTCATCTAATTTTTCTTTTAATGGTTCAATGTTCATTTAAATACCGTTTTAGTTCCTTATCTGTTACATTTTTTGGTCTTTCATTTTTATAAAATATTCTATAACTATCACTACCATATTTACCTATACCATATAATTTTGTTGCGTCTTTATAATCCCATGTTAATATATCTAAACTCATATGCTTTAATCTTTTTAATCTAACATTTACCATGCCAAGTGATTCTAACATCTTAGCCTGTGTTTTACTACTACCTCTTATAAATGAAATAGGATTAGGATATTTCTTAAATAGTTTAGGTAACACTGCCTTGACTTGTTTTCTATTTGTAAGATTTAAACATATGACACCAACCATGTGTTGCCATGGTGATTTAACTTGTTGTTGTACCATCAATTCTGCTTTCATACAAATACATCTTTCATAATCAATTTTGCCTGTGTCTGATTATATAACACAAATGGCTTCAACTTGGCAAGCGTATGTGCGATTTTAGGCCATACAACTTTTTCTGTAATCTCCTTATCCCATATCTTACTAAACGATAATACTGAATCAAGTATGATGGTGGTCTGGATGTGAATTTTCCTTTGGATATGTAATCGTAAAACTCTAGGATGTTGTCCGCTATGTACGATAAAGCCATCATTAAAAAGAATACCACGGTTATCAAAGTCATTACGAATAGCCACCAAATCGTTGCGAAAATGGTAGTCAAATGACTCTTTATACTTTCTATACTTGGTATAATTTTCAGTACCCTCATTGTTTATAACATTCCCAATCCACTTATTGCCGTCAACAGCAAAATTAGCAACAAAATAATCCAGTATATCTCGCTCATTATATCTTTTAGATAATTTATGAAAGAAGTACCTATCTGGCCTTTTAGTAAAACTTTCCAGTTTTGCCGTAACTCTACCACCATATTTGTTATAATCATAATCGGTAGTAAAGTGGTTCTTAACTGCCAAATATGTTTTAAATACATCAAAACCGCCATACATCATAATCCTTTTTTTCTTTTAAAACTACCTTTGCCTTTTTTAGGTTTGACCACCTGTAATTTAAATTTTGGTGTTCTTACTTCTTTTGCAATAGGATTATTTTTGTTGTAATTCATATTCAAAATTTTGCGTTTCTTCATTTATATGTACCTGTTTAGCACCATTTTTTATATGAAAGTGTGTTGCCATAGGCGTTAATGGTGATAATGTAACTAGTCTTTTAAAATTATTTTTAATTGACCACTCTCTTAATTTAGTAATTATTTCTCTGCCTGCACCTCTTTTTCTTGACCATACGGTATATGCAATAACAATTTCGCCTCGCTGACCATCTTGATTAGCTGCCTGACTCATGTAATCCATTTCTCTAACGGTAAATGGTACTTCAGGACATAAAGCAATACACACGATAGCTTCTATTTCATCATTATATTTTAGACCAAATATTTTTCTACCGTGTGTAATACGAAAACCAAGGGTCAGCTCAGGTCTTACAGGATCCTCTGATACATCAATGTCATCTAATTCAACTAACTCTGTACCTTTGACCCATTTAAAAAAATCATCAATTTTATCTTTATACTTTTTCACACCGGTAATTTACCTGTTTGTTCAATCTTAATAAGATTGGCCTTACTGGCTTCTACTTGTATTTTTTCTTTTAATGCTTTTGATATTAGACGGCCTACTGATTCGACCTCTATTTGATTTTGTTCACAATACCATAATATAGCATCCATGTAGGTGATTGGTCTTTTGTCTTTGACCACACCCTCAATAATTAAACTAAATTCTTTACTATTCATTACAATAATATATCACACTTTCTTTAAAATGTAAAGTCTAGGTAGATATTGTTTCCTCGTCATCATCAATATCTAATTCAAGTTCTAACTCTTCTATCTCTTTCATTGTCAATCCTGTACAACCCATGCTCTGTAGTTCACCATTTATATTATTAACATCTAAATAGATTTTAAAACCATTTTTTAGAGCTGTGTGGTTTTGTTGCACATATGATTCACAATTAATCCTATCATAGAACACTAACATTTGTTGATACTTTGGTGTTACTTCCATAGTATCTAGGTTTAACATCATAGCGGTAATAAAGAAAAACTTTTCCACTACATTCTTATTCCTTTAAATGATAACTCAAATGACCTGAATAACATACAACTTTCCATGCCTGATGGTGCTGTAATTACTGCCATTGATTGAGTTCTATCCTTGTTTATAAAGTATGATACCATATAAACAGGTGCTCCCCATTCTTGAGCGTTCTCTTTTCCTACTGATAGATTTTCTAATTCAAATTCGTTATGTATTAGGTAGTCGTTAACGGCTTCTGTTGTACCACAAATGGTAGGCAATTGTGACCAAGATAGTCCGTCATATTCGGTTGTTGGCTTATGGTCTGCTACTGCTACACTAGTAATCAAGATGAAACTTAGCAAAAAGGCCAACAACAAGTTTTGTTTTAACATTGGTTGCTCCTTTTTAAGAGACCATTATGACTTTAAAGTGCCTTTTGTCTTCTCTTCATAATATTTATAAAAATCCTTGATTGCCTTGCCAAGTTTTTCTTCGTAGTCTGCTTTGTTCTTAATGAATGACTTAGCAGAGCCATCTTCACCAGCTTGTAAAATTACAATTTGGTCAATGGGTGTGCCAAATAATTCTTCATACATATGAGCATAAGCGGTACATTGAATATAATAGTTCTCATTCCAACTATCAACTCGTTCTTTATTGGCTGTTTTGAAATCAATTACTGATAGTTTACCGTTATATTCTGCAATACAATCAACTTGACCTGCAATGGTCAACTTCTTACTATACATGATTTGCTCAAGACAATGAATATTGTCAACTTGGTCTAGGTAAGGTTTTAATAATCTAAACATACCTAAAGGCAATACATCACGAATAGATGGTGTTTCACCTTTTAAATATTGTTCAACAAGTGTATGAGTAGCAGAACCTCTACGAGCTGCTCTGTTCATTTCCCACTTGGCTGCTTCCTCACCTACACTTTTACGCCATGCGTCTAGGCCTGGTTTTGGAATTGCTCCTAATACGGTGGTGATAGACGGAAACGCCTTACCATCAACTTCATAGAAACGCATACCATCAATTCGTTTACCTTTAGTTTTAGGTAATTTACTCTCGTCAATCTTTACAAAATTTGCCATATCAGTTCCTTTTTCATTTTATATCTATATTATATACATTAAATACTTTATTGTCAAGCCTTAAATGCACCTGTGTAGCATATATAAATCGTTTAGTTTTTCTCTTTCCGACTTAAACGGTTCTGCTTCTCAGCTAATCATTGTTTTAGCTAATTGAGTTGTTTCATCAACTCTTCTTGTCCAACCTTTACCAAAAGTAGCAAATGTAGATAACTTTTCATAGTAACCTTGTCTTGCTTCTTGGAAGTTGTCAATCGCTGTCGCCAAACCATGTTTTTCAACATACTCGGCAAGTTTAGCTAATGTGTTAGGACCAATACCACCGTCTGCAACCGTACCTATCATTGTTTGTAAGTATTTTGCACTTCGGCCTGGACCTGCATTTACACCAAAATCAAAAACGCAAAGGTCTAAACCATTTGGTAGTTCATCACCTTTCATTTTATCCCAATATCCTTTTTTGTAAATTGGTGCTACATCTTCAACCGTTAGGTCTTTCATATCTTTTGTACCACCAAACTCTTCATATACTCTTTTTGTTACACCTAGATTTGTTTCACCACCAGGGTCTTTAGGATGATTTACATAACCACCCTCATGGTGTAAAATTGTTTCTAAGCATTTGTCATAGTTTGCTTGCATTATTTACCTCTTGTTATCTGTAAAAATTTTTCTATTTGTGCCTTAATAATTGGCGTTCTATTTGGCCAATGTATATAAGGTTCATCACTCTTCATAAGATTGTATAAAAAAGGCAATATTAATTTCTCTGCCTCTTTAAATCTTTTGGTAACATCTTCGCTTTCTAATACTTCGGTTACCTTATCTTTTTCTGCCACAATCTGCATGATTTCATTCATCATACTTTTGATATCAGAAACATCTGATTTCACCTTTGCTAACTCCACATTATTTGTTTCAATAACGGAAGTATCTACAGCCGGTGTAGATTCAGGTGCTTTACTAACAGGTGTAAAACCCCAATCTTGGTCAAGGTCATATTCTCTTAAATAATCTGGTATATCTTTTGCCATTACTTTTTACCTTGTTGTCTTTTTCGGTGCTTCTCTACCACTTGTTGCGTCTTAACTTCTTTTATAGACCGTCTTCTATGTTGTTTTGCCAATTCACTAGTTGGATGAGCGTCTGCTATTCTTGATAGATTGTCTTTCCAACCACCATCTGTTTTCATATTAATGCCTTGAACACCACTAGATATATTTATAGTTGTAATTTTCTGTTTGATATGTTTATTCTTTTTTAGAAACTTTTCCATATCTGCAATAGACATCATATCATCAAAGACTTCACCTGTCTTGGTGTTTTCAAAGGTATAAATTGGCATTAGCTTTTAAATGGGTCTTTTGTTACAAAATATTTATTCAACATTTCTAATTGGTCATCATACTCAGCAATAATGGCTAATTCTTTTTCTATTGTTTCTAATGTATCAGGATGCTCTGCTATACCAGCAGTTTTTTCCAATAACACTTCAACATTTGCCTTATGCTTTGCAATATGTCCTTCAGCATGTTTTTTTAATGCTTCGATTATTTCATTTCGCATTTTTTTTCTCCTTCAATATTCTACCATAATTAGGCCAACCAAATTTATCGGGTGATTCATTTATGTAACGCCATCTTATAACACCTGTATTAGGATTTCTTTCAAAAATTTTAGGTTTAGATGTATTGTTCTTCTTCGTTACCATAAATTTTACCCTCTTTATACCATTCTGGCATTTTTGCTGGACTTTTCCAAGTAGCAAATCTTTTCTTCTCTAGTAAATAGTAGTTTCTATAACTAGCTACAGCGTCACCATCAACTTTACAATATTCAGGCATTGCTGGTTTTGGGTCAGTTGCAACTTTATTTATCTTTGCATTTTTAGGTGGATGTGATAATAACTCACCTAATTTTTGTACTGCAATATGGTCGTCTGTATGATTATATCTTTTTTTATATTCTTCGTTCAAAGCCATAAAGTGTTTATACAACCACATATAATTATATGCACTCTCAAATAACCAAATTGTGCTAGGGTGTTTTACCCAGCCTGCTTTGTATAAGATAGCATCCATATTTTTATTAGGGTGTTGCCATCTTTTAATTTTTCTACCATTAGCCGTCTTGTCATACCATTCTGTACCATCTTGTACTCTATGACATGTAGATAATAGTTGTGCCGATTCTAATATCATCTTAACAACATGTTTATCACACGACATTTCAGCAGCCACTTTAGGGTCTTTATGTAAATAAAATATATTCATTAATTTATTGTCTTTCTAAAGTAGTCATCACGACCATACTTTTTACATAATTTAGAGAACACATTAAACCAGAAATTCTTAGCCCAATCTGTTCTTGCGTTTCTACATGCTGTTTCAGCATTATTGATTCGCCTATCTTTCAAACTTTCTGTAATCATAATCTCATTATATAACATTTATTTTGTTTTGGCAACCTCTAAATATCGTTTATTTGATGGTTTTTTAGTATCAGTAGGCAACTCATTCCATTCCATAATTTGGTCTAATTTAAGTCTAATCTCATCAGGATCCAAACCTAATTTTTTCATTTCATCTGCACCTAGGTCACGGAAAAATGATTCATAATCACGATTTTTTAGGTCTCTGGTACCTAATTTTTTAAAAAAGTCTTTATAAACTTTTTCTCTATCTCTGACTCTTTTCGCTCTAGCTT